CAAAAACAAAATTCAAAAGATAGAAAAATTTTAAAAGATAAGGCAGAAAAACCACCAAAGTTTGAAACAGTTAGTATCTTAAACACACACTGCCAGAAAGCTGTTATCAGACAAATCATTTTATGATTCTCTCCCTCTTATCGGTTTTTGATATAAAACTGGGGTACTGCAGGCTTACGAATTTGCGATGTAGTACTCATCTTGAGTTTGATGAACTTTTTAGTACGTAATCTTAGTACAAAGACAGACTTTAAATAGTTGTTAGTCCCTGATGATTAGTAGACTCACACGTGGTGACACGTGCTACTGATAGTGTGACAACCCGTAATGGATCAGGATTGGCTAGTCAATCGAAAAGATTATCGAAATGAAGGAATTTGAATTCAGGATCAACAGGAAATTCATTTCAAACCCATTTCAATCACATTCATGATGACAAAGTATACAGAATCCCGTTTTGAATGCAAAGGCCAATGTGCCCCACGTGATTATGAATGTAGCGGCGAATACGCCAATCGAGATGAGAGAATGCTTGATGATTTGAACATGCGCCTCCATACGTTAGCCGTTCAAATCAAGAAAAATCGAAACTTTGCTAAGTTTTACAATCAGGTTTTTCCAGAACCTCAATTTGGAACTTTTTCAATTGGACCTTTCGAAGGGAAAATTGGACTGAACTTCTTCAATAGCTTCTCTAAGAAACCCTCTTGGAATGAAGATTCATTTTTGATGAAGGCGTACAACACTTATGTTGATACCATAACCTCGCTAAAAGAAATTTTGGGAGAAGGTTTCATCAACATGTTCACCGACTTTGAGTCAACACTCGTGGCGTGGATGATTATTCATGCTATTGTACACAAGAGACGAGAAAATGGTACCATCAATATTGATGAGTTGATCATTTTTCGCCTGCTCTCTTTCGCTTTAGCCATTCAAATTGGGCTATTCTTTACAGATGTTTGTTCGAATGCCTACCTTGATTACCACACTGCCATTTTGGACATGGCTTACGAACCTTTATGTGGTGGTGAGGAAGATGTTCCTCTCACCGCTGAGCCACAAGATGGAATTGTTAGCCAGGAAAACGCAATCACACTCATGACAATGGGTTTGGGTTTGCTGTTTTCAGCAACACCGAGAGATGGCATTACCGGACCGATCAGAGAATTTCTGAAGTTGGGAGCTTCCGCACGAGGAAATTTAGCTCATGTAATTAACATGGTCAGTTCAGGATTTGTTGCTATGCTCAGGAAATTCAACGCTAGCGAAGAAGTTCTAAGTTATTTTATTTTCTCAGGAATAGATGATGCAGTTCTAGAATTTCACGACAAAGTTGATTTATTTGCAATAACATGTAAGAATCAAGACGTAGAGTTTACAGAACTTTCATTTATCTATCAAACTTTGAGAAATGAATATCTAAGAGTTTCAAAAACAGTTGGCAAAGATGACAAAACGAATTACCCTTATGTTCTTTCTGCTAGAAAGAAACTGGAAGAGAGTTTTTATTCGGTTAATTCTAGAAAATTATCTCTCAAAGGTTCTCGAGTCGAACCCGTAGGTGTTATGTTGTCAGGTAAACCAGCTACACTTAAGTCAGTGTTGGGAAATCAACTGGCGAATGCCATTAACAACGTTACACTTCCAGCTAGTGTGCTTGACTACTACCATCAATACCCTAACGATTTCAAGTACACAAAGGGACCTGACAAGTTTTGGGATGGATACACACCTCTCGTCAATGTAACTATTTTCGACGATGTGTTTCAAGCTAGAGCAGTACCAGGTGGAAGTAAAGAAGATTCTGAAGCTTTCAATGTCATCAAGACCATTAATTCAGCAGAATATTCTCTGCCTGTAGCTGTTGCTGAAAATAAAAATTCCATTTTCTTCAGGTCTCCGTACTGTATCTATACGACTAACATGAGCGGAGTCCAACTACAAGAAGACATTCATGACAAGAATGCTTTGCGTCGTAGATTTCACTATTGGGTAGAAGTAGAAGTTAATCCCGACTACCAATATATGTTGGACAAAGGCGACGTTATTGAAGTCTTCCCTGAAGATTTTTGGATTTTGAAAGTGCAAGAAACATCAGGCCGTGAAATCAAGGATCTAGGTCAGAAAACGACAGCTGAGTTGCTTGATCTTATTCTGCAAAGAGGATTAAAGCATCGTAGTGTATTCGATACTTCTTCCAGCAATTTGATGGGTCTTAAAGTAGACGTTGATGCTCGTAGAGAAATGTTCCATCCAAAAGCAGAAGAAAGTGTTGAAGATGTTTTTATGGAAGATATTGTCAAACCACAAGGTTTTGTTGACGATGTCAGGAGATTTACCCATCGTTTCAAACCCTCCAAGGTTAGGCGTACCGGGTACCGATTAGCTAAAGAGCCTGTCCCTGAACCAACACAAGGCTTCTTTTCTGCGAATAGGACAGATGTACCCAAGATGAGTGATATAATCATTAACAAATATTCTAAGAAGGATGATTGGGGTTATCTTATTCATCATGTTCACATTGTCACAGGTTACAAATTGTGTTTGGAAGAAGTTATTCAGATTATCAAGGACATGTTGGTAGATGAGGAAAATCAGAAGATTTTTCGTAATCGTTTGCAAAAAGATTGTGTTAGAGGAGCCACAGTGGAGATGGTAATTACCACTTTACTTGTACGCGAAGCTTCAGGACTTAACCCGATTACTGGAATTCCTGAGCCTTTTACCTCTAGGCCAGCTTTTGACTACATGATCACTAAAGCAAAGAAATTGGGATGTACACTTGTCACTATGATCGCTATCAAACTTGTTTCAGCATCCGTAAGGCATTTACTTAATTTCATGTTGTCTTTATGGTACAGTGACCCGACTCCGGACTCACAGAGTGGACATGAAGAAAGGTATGTTCATGATGGAAGACCCAACAAGGCTCATTTGCCTCGTAGGGGTTTCTTGAGACGTAGTGCCAAACTAGATACCACAGGAAACAAACCACAAGGTTATTGGGAAACTGATTATTTTCCCAACAACTTCAAAGGTTTGTCTGTTAGAGATGCTGCTCGTGACGTAATTAGTTCAGTGCTTAATAAGAATTTCTTCATTGTCTATATGGTTGATGAGGATGCATCTAATCCTACCAAGAGGAAGCTGGGACATGCGCTAAACATTTTCGGTGATATGATGATTATTCCTTATCATTTCATTATTTCTTGTGATTATTATGCTGCCGAAAAAGGAATGGAGAACAAAGAGATTCATTTCACAACAACCAACAATCGACGTAGATTCAAAATGACGCTCTCCGATTTCTTGAATAGTGTCGACGAAGATGGGGTATTCCCTGAGAAAGATGTTTGTGTCATACACACCATGCAAGAAATGACATCTGTTGGTATGTACAAGTTTTTGCTCTCTAACGAATCCGTAATCAATCGAAGACGTGTTTTGGATTTAGCACTGTACACAACTTCACAAGTAGGTAACACTGTACACTTGCAAACCTTCGAAACTACTGGACGTATTTTTGGGCACTTAGGCGTCGATGCTGCGTGGGACAAGAAAGATCCTCATGTTTACACTCTAGCCAAGACCGTAGAATACAAAGCCAGTACAGTCAGAGGAGACTGTGGCAGTATTGTTGCAGTAGAGAACCCTGATGTAGGTCACGAAGTGATTATTGGAATTCACGTTGCAGGTATGAATCGAAGTGGTTACAGTAACATTTTGCTTAAGAGTGATTTTGAAAAACTTTACAACAAGTATAAGAAAACTATGTTCTGGAAGGAAGAAAGTCTTCCCATTGAACAGGAGTTAGATGGTGCCGTAGCCCAGAGTGGTTTGGCTCCAGATGCAGTTGTAGAAAAACATTTTCAAACTCCCCACAACAGAGTCACTTCGATCAGGAAGTCAGCCATCTATGGTAGAGTTCCTTTTGAAGAACGTATCCCTCATGCCACCTCTTATCTTGGACCCTTCAAGAATAGAGACACTGGTGAAACTATGGACCCCTTACAAATTGCTTTGAAGAAGTATAATCCTGAACCTGTTCCTATCAATCATTACAAGTTGATGACAGCTATGAAGCACTATTGGTATCTACTTGAAAAATCGACCTTAGAAGAAAGAAGAGTATTAACGACTAGAGAAGCTCTTGAACCGTTTGGAGAAAGAACAGGCTCTATTGACTCATCGACTAGTGGAGGTTGGCCTTACAACACCGCTGCTGTTACTGATTATAAGAAACAGTATTATCGCGCTGTTAACGCAGGGTTGACGGATCTAGCTGACGTTTCTTTCCAAGAAATTGATGCTCAAGTGGATTATTGTTTAGAATTGTATGGAGCAGGAATCAGACCAGCATTTGTGTACACGGATAATCTTAAAGATGAAATTCGTCCCAAAACTAAAGTTTTTGAAGGAAAAACTCGTCTTTTCAGTGGTTCTCCGTTTATCATGCTAGTCTTATTTCGAAAGTATTTTGGAGCTTTTATGGATGAATTTTGTTATATGAATCTTTCCGTTGGTTCTGCTATAGGAATTAATCCTTACAGTACTGATTGGGATACATTAGCTTATCGTTTATTAAAGCATGCTGAAGAAGGTAGTGAGACTAAATGCATCGGAGCTGGTGACTACTCAGCATTTGATTGCTCTCAACAGCCCGAAGTTTTGAATGCTATTCTCATTATGATCAATATGTGGTATAACGGCACAGAAAAAGAGAGCAATATTCGCTCTCTCTTATGGGCTGAGATTACTTCATCTCGACATATTCACGGAGATAAGCTCTACTTCTGGTATAGTTCATTGCCTAGTGGAAATCCCTTGACTGCTATTATTAACACCATTTACAACAATCTTGCCTTCAGGTATTGTTGGATTCAAGCTGGACTTGATATTCAACAATTCAAAGATAATGTGTATTTATGTGCTTTAGGTGATGATAACATTTTCTCTGTATCTAGTAAATACCGTGGTGTTTTTAATGAATTGACTCTTACTCATTTGATGAAAAGTTTTGGACTTACGTATACTAACGAAACCAAAACTACCTCAGACGTGGCGAATAGGACCCTTTATGAGGTTAGTTTCCTGAAAAGAACCTTTAGATTTGAAGGTAAATTTTCGCGTTGGGTTGCACCAATTTCTATGGTCACTATCGTAAACGAATTGGATTGGACCAAGAAGATTGATGCTAATGCAATTACTATGGACAAAGCTTTGATTGCTTTGAAAGAACTTTCCTTACATGGCAAAGACAAGTATGATAAACATGCTAAAACCATTATGGAATTTGTTCGAATTTATGTAGATCATGAACCTCCAGAATCAGGCTGGCCCTTAGACTGGAAAGATGCTTTCACCACTATTTGTGGTGTTGAGCATTCTCTGTATTAATTTAGGAACACTGACCGTAGCTTAACGTCGTTAAACTAATAGCCGTGCCCGTGTTGCGCGTAACTGTAGAAACACAGCCCCAAAGGCAACGAACAATGTGATCTGGGTTTTTCCATAGTGTACGAATTACCGCTGCTATTGTTCGAATGTCGTGCCCTATTTAGGGACAACACGACGATGGCAATCCCATCCACCAAATCACACTACCCCCTTGCTTTGGATTAATGGTTCCACTGCATTGTACACCACCATGCCTAACACAAATGATCAAAACAACAACTCAGCCGAACAACAGTTCGACGCCAATCAAACTCTTGAAGTCCAACAAGATGTAAAAATGGACACAACAACTTTTGTCAACGACGCTGTGGTTAAAGTCAACAACACTTCTCATGTTTACCACTTGCCAGATGGTTTTCTGAAAACATCTTATGGAGGCACTATCGACCAGTCATTGAAGTCATTTTTGGCCAAACCCATTGTTTTTGCTACTGGTAGTTTCCAGACTACTGATACCTTTACTACTTTCTTTAACAATTATGCAATGCCTTATTCACTACTAACTAGTCCGGCAGCAGCGATTTGGCGAGAGAAATTGAAGGGTTTCTTCGGTATCAGAATGACACTTAAGTTCACTATAGCTGTCAATGCTGATCCTTTTCAGCAAGGTAGATATATTTTAGCTTGGGTGCCTTTAGCTGGTGCTGCTCATGATGGTACCAAGTATGGCTTTACTATCAACCAAAAATTGTGCTCTCTTGTTCAACGCACAACTGTTCCCCATGTTGAAATCGATCTTAACAACGATTCCATGGCAGAATTGACAGTTCCTTTTGTTTCAGTTCGTAATTATTACAACTTGTCTGAAATTTTTGCTTCCAACCTTAAAAGTTTATTAGGTGTTTTAAGTTTGTACCCCTATGAACCCTTAGTTGCTCCTTCCGGTTCTACTACCGCTAGCTACACAATTTATGCATCTATGGAAGATGTAGAATTGTATGGCGTAGCCTCTCCTGAATCGGGTATGGATGAGCATTCAGAACTTGCTAATACTCTCAGTAACGCTAACACTACACTGAAACAAACAAAAATCTTATCCAGAAGCACTTCAGCTTTGGGCCAAATTGCTAAATATGCAGGTGACTTTGCGTCATTGTTTGCTCCAGCTATTATTACAAAGCCTTTGTACACAGCTTCTTGGATTATGAACTCCGCTAGTAATATTGCTAAAGCTCACGGGTATAGTAAGCCCACTCAGGGTGACGGCAATATGAAAGTCTCTCTTAGGACTAGTGCTAACCATTCTACTATAGATGGTGATGCCGATGCAGTAGGTCTCGGGATGATGAGTTCCACTGGTGTTGCTTCGATGCCTGGCTTGGCTGGCACCAAGTACGACGAAATGTCTTATGTTTCTATTGCGACCCGCCCAGCATGGTTCAAAACAGAAACCTGGACTACGTCCACTAATACTGGTGATTTTAGCACCACCAACATTAGCCACTTCTATGGTATTCTACAGTCTGGTAATGATATGTTGCAACCTATTTCCTTGTTAACCCTCATGCATTCTTATGTAAGAGGTGGTATTAGAATCAAGGTAAAATTCGTAAAAACTAAATTCCATTCTGGTCGTATTGCCTTTTCCTTCTTCCCCACCGCAGGTATCGATCTAACATCGAACGAAGCTTATGTAAATCGTTGGATCGTTGATCTCCGCACACAAAATGAAATTGTATTGGACCTTCCGTTCATATCAGACAGACAGTGGCTTTTAGGCGGAGAAAAGTTCGGTGTTTTAAAAGCATCAATCGTTTCAAAGCTTGTAGCCCCAGCTACTGTCTCCTCCAGTATCAAAATGTTATACGAAGTTTGCGCTTTAGATGACATTGAATATGCTGTCCCTGGTCCTCTCAACCAGTCCATGATTATTGCTATACCGCAATCTGGACTTTATGACGAAGGTGGAAACCAACAGGGTACCATCGGAGAGGCTCAAGTCATCAAGGATCCTATTTTGAGTACTGCCTCAACCGTCGGAGAAAAGATAGTATCAGTCAGATCTTATCTTCGTCGTTTCTTTCCATTTCGAGGTCTTGTCGGAGATGCTAGTTCAATGTCTAAGTTTAACCTGCATTACAACAGTATCGTGGTTGATGGAATTCCTGTTCTCCCTACCGCTACCACTGATACTTTCCCTACTGATCCCTGGGGTATCCTTGCTTCTTGTTTTGCTATATCTCGTGGCGGTATGCGTTACAGATTTATGAACGGAGCAGGTAACACAAATCCTTCGACAGTTTCCTTAACAACTAACTGGCCATACAATGATACCAATACGATTGCATCGTCTGTAGATGGCCTTACTGGTATTTACACTGGTTATTCCAGAGTTTACCAACAAACCACCAATAATTCAACAATCACAGTTGAAATTCCTCAGTACAGTACAGTATTCGGAAGACCAACCGCTGACCTTTGGACTGATGGCACTAACACTGCCAAGTACAAAACCAATGGTAGAGGTTGTTCTACTGTAGTTCATGCTATACCACTCAGCGTTGTTTGCCCACCCAATACCGCTGGGATTGAGAATACTGCAGTTTTTCGTGCGATGGCCGACGATGGCGACTTAATGTGCTTCGTCTCTGTTCCGCCCATTCGTGACGTCACAGGCTTAAGAATAGGTTCTTGGGCCGGTGCACTGTCCTAATGGCACTTAAAACTAAAAGAAATTTTAGGGTTTTTAAAGTGGATTTCCCTAATAAGATTTCTCATCACTATGTCTCCACAAGTTCAGACGTGATGTTCTTTAGACATCAGGCTCGTTGGCCTCTAACTAACCGTTATGTTTTATATTAGTTCGAGGCTGGCCCTCGTTCTCTGATTCTTTGATTAACACCATTGACATAACGTATCGCTGAATACAATCGCCCATTAATTTAGATTGTTTTCCCGGGGGTGCTCACAGGCGCACATTCCTGACCCCCAATGCGAG